GTAGTGAATATCGTAGGTGAATTAGACACCAAGTTCGATGTTCGTCAGGGAGTTGAGTTAAGTGACCGCAAGCCACCGCTTACCCGTGTACTTATCAAGTCCGTAGAACTAGCAGAAGTCTAGTTCAATCGAGAGAGGTGTGGGGCATTCGCCCTGCACCTCTCTCTCTTTCCGAAACAGTAGAGAGTTAGGCGTTTACTAAGTTGGTAGTCGATCAAGCGTTTACTAAGTGCAGTCATATCTATAGTCCAGAGTGTAATAGCTGTGGAGAAGACAACACATATAGATGGATTGTTTGTGCAAGATATAAGAAAGATTGTCCTGACTTCGCATGCATTAAATGCGGAGAAATAGAAATAACAACCGAGAGGAACAGCAAGTGAGTACAACAAAAGAGATAGACCTAGGTGCAATTACCCCAGAACATCTAGCAGTAGTTCAAAGTGTATACAAACTAATGGCATTCTTATTACATGAAGATGCTAACTATGATCAATTGAGTACCGAAGAACTTGAGCTAATCCACCTAGCAACAACCAACATTAAGGTACGTGACGGCGTACTTAAATACTTTAGTGATGCACCATTTAACATTCGAGTAGATATTATGAAATCATTTACAACTATTAGCCAAGCTATGGTTGACAATGAAGAAATAGAAGCAGAAGCAATTGGTTATACATCAATGATCTTAGCTGCCTTTATGTTATGTCACGCAGGTATGTTAGAAGACTTTGATGAAGATCGTGATGTTGAATACGAACTAAAATTAGTAGATGATTTGCTACATGAAGCAGAGATTCTAGGCTGCACAGCCAGCCTATTGGGACTACTAAAGATGGCACGTGACCACAATGTACCACCACGTATCTTCTATGGATCACTACAAGCAATTACATTCCATCACACAACAGATCCAGTAGGACATCTGAATGGGTAAAAGAATACAAGTAATTACAAAAGGTCCTAAAGAAATAAAGCGAGAGAAAAAACAAGCTCTTAAATTAAGGCAGACAAAATGATTAAAACAAGCAGTGGTACGCAGTACTACACACAGCAAGAAGTTACTAACCAAATCAATGAAGTGATGGAAGATGGCTACAAAATTACCAATGCTATCTACCAAAAAGCTAGGGATATGGATTGGTGTAGTGAGTATGATGACTGGGCTGAAGAAGTAAATAAAGATCTTAAGTTCTTTGAAGTACCTGTTATGCGTAGTGAGTATGCAGTTACATACACTATTGAACGTACACAAAGAGCAACAGTAACAGTGCAAGTAACTGCACGTAATGAAGATGATGCAGAAGATCAAGCTGATGAAGCATACAGTACAGAAGAGTTAGTTGAAAAGATAGACGAAGATGATTGGAACACAGAACACGAAGAGATTATAAGCACAGGAGCAGAGGAAATTTAATGAGCATTAAGGACGAGCCGTGGTTTAACGACCCGTTCGATTGGTACGAACGAGAAGGATACCCAGAGATTGTAGGCATAGCCGTAACAGATAAGGTAGCACTTGATTTTCTTCAAGCGTTATACCAAATCTATAAACGGTTAGAGCGCAATGATAGAACAAAAGCGATGGAAGACGCTAAGCAACTAGCAATACTGCTACTAGCTAGTGCATTTGATTACGCTGAAGAAGCAATAGATGAATTAATTATACAAGAAGTAAGCGCAGTAGATATAGATGCTGCATTCGCAGAGATGATAGAGGATCAAGATGACTAGACAAAATCCATACACAATTATTGGTACGCATAGTGAGTACGAAGTTAATTCAGCACATGACCTAATGGTTAAAGCTAACCTTGACTGGGAAGTTACATTAGAAAATGTATTTATTAATGAGACCGATCCGATTGAAGTACCAGATAGATATGCAACAGTTAAATGGATTGATGGAAGAATCGAACCACTAGCAGTAGTAGGTTCACGATACAAAGTATTACAAAACAGTGAGATCTTCTCATGCCTTGACGACATCGTTAACAACAGCGATGCACGTTACGGTGCAGCAGGAGAACTTAAAGGTGGCAACGTAGTATGGGCAACCATTGAACTACCAGCTAACGTAACAGTAGGTGACGATCCACATAATGCATATGTAATTGCACGTACATCACACGATGGTAGTATGCCATTCCAAATGACACCAGTTGTTAACCGACTAAGCTGCACCAACCAGATCAATGCAGCCATGATGAGTGGTAAAGCTAAGGGTATTTACTACCGTGTTAAGCACAGCCCTAACAGTAGCATCAATCCAGATGATATCAGAAAAGCATTTAAGATTATGAATGAAGATGTTCAAAAATATGCAACAGTATCATCATACCTACGTTCAATTGAATTCAGTAACGCAGAGTTTAAGAACTTTGTTAACCGAGTGTATCCATTACCTAGCAAGATTGAGTTCTCACCATATGAGATGCTCAGTGCAGGTGAACGTACATCTAAGACAAGAGCAGAACGAAGCAGAGCTAGTGCATTGAACGTATGGATTGGTGAGACACATACCCAAGACAACATCAAGGGTACTAAGTTCGGTGCATTCCAAGCTATCGTGGAAGCAACCGATCACTTCAGTAAAGACTATAGCAAGCAAGCAGGCAAGATGATTCTCGGCACAGACATAGCCGTGAAGTCACGAGCACTACAACTATTAGGAGTAAGCAATGGGTCTTGATATGTACCTAAATGTAAGTGAAAGAATTAGTAGCCATGATTTTAATAGAGTTGATAATCAAGTAAGCTATACAGATAATCCTAGATACAGTAATGTTATTGAAGCAGCAGGTATCAAGGTAAAAGATAATACAGCATCATCAGTATCAGTAGAATGGACTGCCATCTATTGGCGTAAAGCTAATCAAATTCATAACTGGTTTGTAACTTACTTAGCTGATGGAGTTGATGAATGCCAACGCATATCAGTAGGTAGAGGTGATCTAGTTATACTACATGACAGATGTAGTACATTACTTGACACAAGATCAAATGAATTGGCTATGGAATTACTACCACCAGCATCAGGATTCTTCTTTGGATCTACTGATATTGATGAGTGGTATTGGCATGACATTGAAGAAACACACAAGCAACTGACTGAGTTACTTGATGAGATCACAAAAGAAAACGAATGGAACTATGACATTGAGTACCAAGCATCATGGTAGAGCTAGCAGAAGATCACTTTGCTATTGATGGATTCAGAGCTGATGTATTAATAAGTCCAGATACATTAGTTTATTTACAAAAGATTAATGAAGTAGTAATGGAAGGTGAATGTATGTGGTTCAAAAGTTTAACTACATGTAGATACGATCCACACACAGGAGATGTGTTCGATGTTTCAGATTAATTCTAATGAAACACCAGCATGTGATGGTATGGATACTAACTTCTTCTATCCAGTAGGAGAAGACAATGAAGATAATGCATGGGCAAAGACTAATGTTTATCCACAGTTGAGGAAAATCTGTGGACAATGTGATGTGCTTGATAAGTGTAGAGACTGGGGTATTAAGCATGAAGAGTGGGGGTTTTGGGGTGGCATGTCAGTCTATGAACGCCGTCAATGGAGAAAGAAATACAACATCAAGATTGAGCAGCCTTGGACTTCAGGGTTCTTGAGAGGAATGAATAAGTAATGGAATGCTGTAACATGGACATAGAAGAATTGTTCAAGCAAGAAGATGAAGATGTCTGCGAAAGATGCTATGATCGTTTAGAAGATCACGTAACAGACATGATGTACAATGCAGCTAAAGAAGACTTCTATGATAGGAACAGAAAGTATGATTAAAATAAATGGATACGAACTACCAGCACATGTATCTTATTCAGCACTAACAACATACCTTGACTGCGGTTGGAAGTATTATCTTACACGAGTGGAAAAGTTAATTGAACAACCAACCTGGTACTTAGCAGGTGGTAGTGCAGTACACGCAGCAACCGAGATGTATGATAAAGAACTATTTGAAACAGAGGGTAAGTAATGACTGAAGTATACAGATGTAATACATGTGGAGCTACATCAACCAATCCAGCAGACGCACTGCTACAATACTTTTGTCGTAGATGTGCACAAAGAGGTACAAAGTGAACAAGTATTGGGAAACAGCATGGGCTGCACAACAAGCAGAGCAACTAACAAAAACAGGTGTTGATCAGGCACAATGGAAAGCATCTGGTCGTGCAACCAAAGCTAATCCCAACAAAGAAGATGGTGATTGGTGGAACGTAAATGGTTCAGAGATGGTTGACTCATGGATTACATGGCGTAATGGTACGCACCCACTAACTATGTGGGAAGTACAACCTGGAGTACCAGCTATTGAACTAGCACTTACACCTATCTGGAATGACATACCAGTACAGATGCACATTGACAGAGTTATGATTAACCCTGATGGTGAACTAATTGTATTAGATATTAAGACAGGCGTACGTACCCCATCGTCAGACTTGCAGTTAGCATTCTATGCTGCAGGCATGGAGGAAATGTTAGGCATCCGTCCACAGTATGGTGCATACTGGATGGCTAGGTCTGGTCAGACTAGTGAACTAATTGACCTAGACTATTTTAGTAAGGATGATATCATTGAGATTGTTACTAAGTTTGATCAAGCTCGTAAAGCAGAGCTGTTCATACCTAACCTCAATCACTGTATAATGTGTAATGTAAAAGATCAATGCAAGTACAAAAGAAAAGGATAGAACAAAGTGGAAAGTAATTACGTAGTAAATGTAAAGACTAAAGTAGGTACTATTATTACCGTACGCGGTACTGATGCTACTGAGTTTGAAAATAATATCAATGCCCTTATTGGTAACGGAGTTAATAACAGCATCGCTGCAATGGAAGAGTTGTTTCTTGGAACGCAACCCAGTCAACCCAGTACTGCAAGAATCAATACAGTGGTTGATGCGCTAGGTGGTACAGTAATTAGCGAGACACCAATCCCATCAGCAGCACCAACAGCAACCTTCGCACCAGTAGCACCACCATCAGTAGCAGGGGTTACAGCAGGCTCAGCCAGCAGGACTTGTATTCATGGTGTAATGACTAAGCGTGAAGGTGTAGGACCATACGGACCTTACAAGGCTTACATGTGTCCAACAGCTAAAGGTACACCAGATCAGTGTAAAGCTATCTATCTGAAAACCAACGACCCAGACTACGCTACGTTCTAGTCGCATAGGTTTGACTGGGTAGTGTAGTGGGGAAGGCTACCTACCCAGTCAATTATTTATTGGGAGATAAATGAAAACATTAAGCAGAGCAGTAGGTCGTCCTGACATTGGTGGTGAGCCAATGCCTACAGTATTTAGGACGTTTGATAATAACCAAATCGTATTGCGAAGAGCAGAAGTAAGTATGATTGCAGGCACACCAGGTGCAGGTAAGTCAACACTTGCCTTAGCTTTAGCACTACGTATGCAAGCACCAACGCTATACCTATCAGCAGATACTAATGCTCACACCATGGCTATGCGTTTGTATTCAATGATAACAGGAGTAAGTCAGAGTGAAGCAGAAAAAATCATATCGGAAGACCCAATCAATTCTAGGAATAATCTTGCTCTTGCCAGCCATATTTATTGGAGCTTTGATTCTGCCCCTAGTCTTAGTGATATCGACGACGAGGTTACCGCGATTGAAGAGTTACTTGGAGAAGCACCTGCCTTAATTGTTATTGATAACCTTATGGATATTAGTATGGATGGCGGAGAAGAATTCAGTAACATGCGTAGTGCACTTAAAGAACTTAAGTACTTAGCAAGAGATACCAACGCCGCTATCCTAGTGTTACATCACACACAAGAAGGTTATGTCGGAGACCCATGCCAACCAAGATCATCCTTGCAAGGCAAGGTAGCACAGTTACCTGCACTAATCCTTACCGTTGGACAGAGCAACGGATTGCTAGGTGTAGCTGCAGTTAAGAATAGATACGGTAAGGCAGACCAGTCTGGTAAGACACCAGTATGGTTACAGTTTAATCCAGAGTATATGTTTATAGCAGATCTAGAGGAGGCGAGATAATGGAACGAATCAATTGGGATACCAATAATCCAGTAGAGTATGACGATGATGATGAGTAAATTTGGATGGTGTACTGGACACGAAATAGAACAACAACACAGTAAGTGCCCAAAAGAATTTGTTAATAACGTAAGCGACTATACATTGAAATGTGATTGTGAATGCCATGAGCAAAAGTAAACAAAAAGGTACGGCAGCTGAGACAGCTGTAGTTAACTGGCTACTAAGTAAAGGACGCAAGCATGTCGAACGACGATCACTTAACGGTGTCAATGATCGAGGTGATGTTGCAGGTGTGCCTGGAGTTGTACTCGAAGTAAAAAACTGTGTGAAGATAGAACTATCAGCATGGTTAAAAGAATTAGAAGTTGAAATGATTAATGACAAAGCTGATACAGGTGTAGTGATTCATAAGAAAAAAGGAACCCAAGATGTTGGGTTATGGTACGCCACTATGCCAGTGCATGTATGGTTTAAACTAATAGAAGACGCAGGTTACTGATGGACGTACCACCTATTGCTGCAATCATAGAGCACTACGGTGGTAGATTACGTAGAGACTATGGCAGTTGGCAAAAGATTAAGTGTCCCTTCCATGACGATAGCCATGCATCAGCAGGCGTATCAGTTACAGATAACATCTTTGTATGTCATGGCTGTGGAGTAAAAGGAAATGCATTTAACGTAATCAAAATACACGAAGGAGTTAAGTACGGTGAAGCTATCAAGATCGCAGAAGGTATTACTGGAGAAAGCTACAAGTCATTACGAGGAGTACCTTCCATTGGCAGAAGAGTATCTAGCCAAGCGAGGGATAAGTCTAGAGACAGCTCAAGAGATTCGATTAGGAGTCGTCGTTGATCCATTAGCTGGACAAGAAGCATTTGTAAATAGACTAGCTATCCCATACATAACACCAACAGGTGTAGTAGATGTAAGATTTAGATCAATGGGATTAGAAGAACCTAAGTACATGGGTATGCCAGGAACTTCTACTAGATTATACAATGTAAATGCCCTGCATACAGCAGGTAATTTTATAGCAGTATGTGAAGGAGAAATAGATGCTATCACTCTCAGTTATTCTTGCGGTATTCCTGCTGTGGGTGTGCCTGGAGCTAATGCTTGGAAACGGCACTACGGAAGATTACTGGCGGACTTTGAAACTATCTATGTGTTTGCTGACGGTGATCAGCCTGGCTCTGATTTTGCAAAGAGTCTAAGTAAAGAGTTTAATAGTGTTATCATTATGCAGATGCCTGAAGGTGAGGATGTTAACTCAATGTACTTACGTAATGGATCTGGTTACTTCACAGAAAAGATTGCAGCATGAAACAAAAAGAATATGAACGAAGCGACAAATGGGAACTAGAAGAACATGAAAGAAAACTAAAGGAGTACAATGCAAGACTTCAGCGAACAAGAAATCAACCACATCTTCCAAGCCCTGATCAATATGGGACTTCAAGTTGTGGATGTCAAATATGCGAACGGACTTACGCTAACACTAAAGAGACCAACGCTAAAATAAAACCACCATTAGAGTTTGAAGCAGCCATCATAGCTCGCAAAGCTATTGAGTTACTAGTGCAAAAGCATGACGACTATGGACCAAGCAACATCTCTGATGCACCAGGTGGACCATTGAACGGACTAAGTGTTAGGCTACATGACAAGGTAGCAAGACTAAACAATCTATTGTCAAACAATAAAGAACCACAAAACGAAAGTGTACAAGATACATTCATTGATATCCTTAACTATGCACTCATTGCCTTACTGGTAATTGATGGCAAGTGGGACACTACTAAGTAGGTAAATATGAAAACAGTTATAGTGATACCTGACATGCAAGTTCCTTACCATGATCCCCGTGCTGTACGTGCAGTACAAAACTTTGTGGGTGACTACCAACCAGATGAACTTTACTGTGTTGGTGATGAAGCAGATAGTCCTGAACCATCACGATGGAACAAAGGTTTAGTTGGAGAGTTTGAAGGAACTCTACAAGCTGGACTAGATCGTACTGCTGCCATTATGAAAGAGTTTAAAAACAAACTAGGCGATAAGCCTTTCCATACTATGAGGAGTAACCACGGTGACCGAGTTGAGAACTATGTCAAGAGATATGCACCAGCCCTGGCAAGTTTGCGGGAATTGGAATACTCCAAGCTTTTACATTACAGCGAAAACGAAATTACCTATCACGATAAACTATGGGAGTTTGCGCCAGGATGGGTACTGGCACATGGAGATGAAGGCAACATCTCAAGGCAAGCTGGTGGGACGGCTCTGGCTCTTGCTCGCAAGATTGGGTCTTCGATCGTCTGTGGGCATACAC